TCTACAGGAGTCTTCGAAGGAACCGCTGGGCTGATCAACAAAGCTGCACAATACGTACCAGAATTCCTAGGCGGAGAAGGTGACCGATTTGCTAGCAAAAGACCAGAGTTGGCTAGCTTAAGAAAAGACCAGCAGGCTTATGAAGATTATGAAAGAAGTTTGAAATTTACAGACACCGCACTTGCAGAATTAAATGCTAGTATTTTATCAAATACATCTGTAGTATACGAACATTTAAAGTCTATGGAAGACCGAAATGGTACTCAACAAAAGTATTTTCAAGCTCTTATTCAAATTCGAAACGCAGCAAAGGCTCAAAAAGCACCGACAGAAGAAGCGATCAAGAACGTAGATACGCTTGGGAAAAAGTATGACGAGCAAGCTCGTATGGCAACACATCTTAAAACACAAGAAAAGGAACTACAAAAGCAATACACACAAGCAGTTAATGGGATTACTAAATATTCTACTTCTGTATCTTCGTTACAGAAACTCATAGAAGATCAAATAAAAACAGAGAAAGACTTACAGCTTGCGGCAGAAAGCCCGAAGTTTACAAAAGAGTCTGAGGCGAGGATAAAAGGATATAGAGCGCGATTAAGGATGTTAAAGCTTATCGCAGATGCAGAAATAGGAATTGCAAATGCAAGAATTCAAGATCAGACTGTATTTAATGCAGCTCTTCACGGTGCGACAACACTACAAAAAGAACAACTAACATTAGCCAAGAAAAGGCTTGATAACACAAGACAACTACAAGTAATAAATGTTGACCTAGCTAAGGCAAGAGAGTTAGCGGGGGATGTTGCTTCGGAGCGAGTAACGCAACTTGAGTTGCAAGCAGACCAGTTAATAAGGCAGAATCAGCTTCTTAAAGAGCAAGAAGAAACTGTGTTTCAAATAATGACTGCAGGAAAGCAAGCTTTTGAAACTGGAATGCAAGGCGCTATATCTAAACTGTTAAAAGGCGAAGAAAGCAGTCTTAAGGATGCGCTTTTAGGAATAGGAAAAGGCGTAGTTGATTCTATGATAGATGCATTGGCAAAAGACCTCACAAAAGATTTTATGGGTTTATTTAATATGGAGACAGACGAACAAAAACAAGCCAAAGCTCTTGCAGAAGGTCACGACATAGGTGCACAGAAACTACTAAGCGCGCATGAAGAAGGAGCCTCAAAAATCAAAATTGTGCTGGATGAGTTTGGCAATAGATTTGCTCAAATTGTAAATGCGGCTCTTCCTGATTCAAGACCCGCTCCTGGGGCAGATAACCTTTCTGAAGGTAACATAGAAAGATTGCAAAACATGGGTCCTGGGTTAAAAGCAGTAGGAGAGTCTGTAGACCCAACTCTAGCAACCCCGATAGTTCCCGGCGACACAACGTCAGCAGCAGCAGCAACTGTTGCTCTTGACGATACTACTGTAGCTAAGCTAGGCGGGGAGACAAACCCCATGGCAGGAGCTCTTGACGGAACAACGAAGGGTGCTTTAGGCGGCTTTCATGGGCAGGATAAAAAAGATAAAGGAAAAGACGAACAGACAGATGCAACCAAAGAAAACTCAAGTATTATGAGTAAATTAACAGGCGAAACTGCAAAGAATGTCGTGCAGCTTGGACTGGCAGCAACGGCTTTGCTTGGAAATAGCAAAACAGGACAAAAACTTCAAAAAATAATGGCAGTAATTGCAGTTCTTCAACAAGCTAAGTTTGTTTGGGACAAAGCAACTTTCATATATAATAAGATTGCAGAAAAAATAAGAAATACGCTGTTGGCTGCAAATACAGGAGCTCTTGCTGCCAATGCTGCTAGTTCAGGTGGTGGATTCTTTTCAAAAATACTTGGGTTTTTTGGCGGTGGAGGAGGAGCCCGTTCGGGGCTATATCCTCCAAGAGGTTATGCGACTGGTGGAATTGCACGCGGTTCTCTAGCAGGCTACCCTACACTGTTACATGGTACCGAAGCAGTAGTTCCTTTACCTGACGGAAAATCAATTCCAGTAACTATGCCCCGAGGTTCTAGAGGAGGATTCGGGGATACTAATAACGTATCTGTAACAGTAAACATGACTAGTGATGGACAGGCTTCTACAGAGACAGAAACTGATTCCAGAGATACGGCTGCTTTCGGGGAAAGACTTGCAGAGTTAGTCCAAGAAGAATTATTAAATCAAAAACGGGCGGGCGGTATTCTTAGTCCGTTTGGAGCAGCGTAATGGCAGATATAGGGTTTGAAATTTCTGGTACAAATATAACCACAGCGACTATCCGTCCTGATAATGATCTGCAAAGATCAGCTACACCAAAGGTTAGAAGAGTAAAATTTGGACATGGTTATGAACAAAGAGGACGAACAGGAATAAATAATATTGAAGAAAGCTATACTCTAAGATTTAAAAACAGAGAAAAGTCTACTGCTGATGATATTATTAAATTTTTTGATGATAAAGCAGGAATAACAAGTTTTTCTTTTACAATACCGGATTCAAATAGCACCACAAATGATAGTGCTGGTAATCCTGTATCCACAATAAAAGTAGTGTGTGAAAAATATTCTATCAAGTACGGAAACGCAAATCATTATGATGTGAATGCAACTTTTAGAAGAGTTTATGGAGTATGAGCAAAAATCCCAATTTATTAGTACAGGACGTACAATCTTTAGAGATAGAAAGCCCTTTAGTAGAACTGTTTGAAGTAGAGTTTGACTCTACAACAACACTATACGTACATCCTGGGTTAGATGATACTATTCGCGTAGCGAAAATAGATGGCTCTACTATTACTGTAAATGCTCTTACAAAGGTAGGAGCAGGAACTACATTAACATTTACAGGAACGAACTCACAGGATGGTAGTGCTGTAACAGTAACAAAAACAGTATCAGGTAGCAGTCCTACTAATAATACAATTACTTTAAATAACACAACGGATTTATTTGTAGGTTATGAGGTAACAGGCCCCGGTATTTCTCCCATAGATTTTTCTCCTATTGTTTTTGATGGAAATACTTACTATGCTTTACCTATGGAATTAACTGATCTTTCGATAAATACTGACGGAGTTCAGAATCGTCCTACACTGACTATTGCAAATGTTGATTCAATTTTACGAAAATCTTCAATATTTCAAAATGCAAATGATGGGGGTACAGATGGCATTGCAGACTTCAAACTGCAAGACTTAATTGGAAAACGAATAACAAAACGATCAACTCTAAAAAAATACTTAAATATAGATACTTCAAATGTAAGCACCCGCGCAGTAGTTGAATATCCCAAAAGAGTTCATATATTTGAAAGAGTAAAACAAAAAACTCCAGATATTGTAACTTTTGAATTAGCTAATCCTTTTGATGTAGAAAAAGTAACCCTACCCGCAAGACAAGTTATAGGAAAGTATTGTCCCTGGGCTTACCAAGGTAGAACTTTTAGTACTCCTGTAGGTGCGTGTACATGGAAAGCAAATAGTGGTGTACAAGTCAGTAGGAATTTTGACAACCTTTTTGGTAGCAATTTAACTCTTGCAATTACTGGCTATAATTATCATGTATACTTTACTACTGATGATGAGCCAATCCTCTGGAAATACTTAATTCATGATCCAAGTAGCCCAGCGAATATACAGTCAGGAAAGCTGCATCCAGGAAATACAAGTTCAACATTTGCAAAAGATGAACTTGTAGCATTATCAGATGGAGGAAGTGGTTATACCTATTGGCAGTCTGTAATAGCATCGAATACTAGCGTTCCTTCTGCTTCAAATGCAAACTGGAGGCAGATCAGAGTATATGAACCTTGGGTATCTGGGGAAACTTATTCAGTTAATGCAACAGATTCAAAAAGAAATGATTATGTAGTTCATCCTGTTTCAAACGCACTACAAAAAAATGATACAACTTTTGATTTTCAAGATACCACTACTGTATTTAGATCTATTATTACAAGTACTGCAATTCCTCCCTCCACTACGACAAGTCAATGGGCAAGAGCTGATATATGCGGAAAATCTTTAAAGTCGTGTAGACAAAGATACCAGTTTAAAAGAAAAGAAAATGCTGGTCTTCGTCAGAATACAATTCCAAGTGTTGATGTTACTACTACTACTCCACTCCCTTTTGGAGGCTTTCCAGGAAGTAGAAAGTTTAGATAATGCAGTTATATGAAGAAATAGAGCAACATTTTAAAAAAGAGTACCCAAGAGAAGGGTGTGGGGTTCTCGCAGTTGTAAAGGGTAAAAAGCAATGGTTTCCTGTTAAAAATATTGCAAATAATAATGATGATTTTGTTATGGACTCAGATGAGTACATAAAAATAATGTTAACAAGCGATATAATAGGTATAGTTCATAATCATATAGATGCATCTCCTGAGCCAGGAGAAACAGACATACAACAATGTAATGTTTTAGGGATACCTTATTACATTTTTAGTTACCCAGAAATGGAATTAAAAGTTTTACAACCAAAAAATAATTACACAGATCTTTATGGAAGAGAGTATAAATTTGGTACTGTTGATTGTTTTGAAGCTATGAGGGACTATCTCATAACAAAAAATATAACCATTCCTCCTCGGGCTCTTTTCGAAGATGACTGGTATGATAAAGGACTAGATTATTTCTCCCCAGAAGTAATTAAAAGCTGGGGAGGACAGCCTGTAGACTTAGACAAAATACAGGAAAATGATGTGCTCATTTTTAGAGTGCAAGAAATTGTAAATAACCATTGCGGAGTTTATATTGGAAATGATATTTTTTATCATCATGCAGTTAATAGACTGTCGTGCAGAGAAAGTTTATACCCTTTTTGGTATCAATATTTAGAAGGAGCTTATCGTTATGTTGCGTAAAGTATATTTAGGAGGAGAGCTAGGTGACAAGTATGGACAGGTGTTTGATGTCTGTGCGGAGAGTGTAGCTGAGGTTATGCAGTTTCTTGACGCAAACTTTGAAGGGGTAAAAAAATACTTTGTTGATTCAGGAGATAGAAACATAGGATTTACAGTAAAAATTGCAAATGAGTATGTTACGGATGATAAGGAGCTTCTTTTGCCTTTGGATAAAGGTGATATAATTATTACTCCTGTTCCTGTTGGTTCAAAAGGTATAGGGAAAGTAATCCTGGGTGTAATTATGGTAGTTATCGGGATTATTGCTCCTTGGAGTATGCCAGCCTGGCTAGCAAAAGCTGCGATTGTAGCAGGTTTAAGTATGGCAGCTATGGGAATTGCAGAAATGATGATGCCTGACCCAGATACCGATAATAGTGCAGAAAACACAAATGGATACCTTTTTCAAGGCGCAGAACAAACTGCTGTTGAAGGCTTTCCGGTACCTATATTATATGGAGAGTTGAGAGTACCTGGGCAACCAATTACTTTTGATCTAGTAAATAAAGGAACAACCGAAGAATCCGTACAAAACTCTAGGGGAACGTATGCAAGTATCCCCGATGAGAGAGGTAATATTATTCGAAAGCCCTCTGAAGCGGCAGGAGGTTAATTATGGCGTTTATAACAGCAGAGCAGATTGCACAAGCTACTGGCTCACAGGAGAGCCTGTTGCAGGATCGGGGGCTTCTCGGCTCTGACATTCAAGAAGTTACTATAACTGATCTAATCTCTGAAGGACCGATAGAAGGTCTTGTTCATGGAGAAGGTTCGGTATATCTAGAAGGCGATCCTTTAGAAGACAAGCAAAGATCCGTCTTTCATAGCCCTTTTGTAGAAGCTCCCCTTCCCACGGAAAGCTACGGTGAGCCTTCCCTTATTAGTGTTCCCGCAGCTTCTAGTAATGGAGATCCCGTTACTTGTACTCATACTGACAAAGGAGGAACCGCAGCATTTTTTGATAACTTAGATGAAACTTTTACACGACAAGCATATCGTTGGTTAAGAGTTCACTCAGTAGCGACAAGCAGAGTAAAAATAGAAAAAGCCTTTGTTTATAATGAAGACAACCGATCAGGAGAAGATTTTAGATCTGGTGAGTGGTCTGATATGCTTGTCACAGCAGTAAATGACTCGGATCAAGAAGTCGACTTTTTTGTACAGTCTCAAAAATCTCCTACAAACCATCAGATAAATAATAACCAAAATTTGAAATGCAATGTAAGAGTACGAACAGATAGCGGAGCCGAAGTAGAAGGCTGTATAGTTGAGCTATATGGAAACGACTTTTCAACCGTGGATAGTAGCGGTGCAGCAAAAAGAGCAAGACTTAAACTTTTTACGTTCAATATAAACTTAGTAGAAGCTGATATTTTTCAAGCGGGTTCTAATGAAGTTTATGCCGATATTTCCATAGATAGAATTTTTAAGGCAGAAATAAAAGCAGACTCTAGCACGGGAAAGAAGAGCATTTTTATTCCTTCTCAAAGTAATTTACTTACAATTTCAACTAAAAAGTTCTCTCTTAGCGATGAGCAGAATACTGCTTCAACAACAGAAGTATCTGTAAATAGTCCTGATAAAAATAAGAAGTACCCAGGCTCTTCTCTAGAGTTTCGTGTGGGGGAGCTACATCAACAACCTTTATATCAGCTTTCAGGGGAAGGAGTTTCAAGTTTTCCTCTAACTCTGAGTGCAAACGATA